ATTCTTGCATCTTCTACTTCTGCCAGTGCGGTTCGTGGCGGTTCTTATAATATTATTTTCCTTGATGAGTTTGCTTACGTTCCTAGTAATGTAGCCGAACAATTTTTTAGTTCTGTTTATCCTACCATATCATCTGGTAAAACTACAAAGGTTATGATTGTTTCTACTCCACATGGTATGAATATGTTTTACAAATTGTGGACAGATGCAGAGGAAGAACGTAATGAGTATGTTCCTATTGAGGTTCATTGGAGTGAAGTGCCAGGTCGTGATGATAAGTGGAAAGAACAAACTATTAAGAATACATCAGAGGCACAGTTTAACACAGAGTTTGAGTGTGAGTTTCTAGGTTCTATTGATACACTTATATCTGCACGTAAACTAAGACAACTTGCATATAGACCACCTATGACTAGTAATGCTGGTTTAGATGTGTATGAAAAACCTAAAAGAGATTCAACTTATCTATTGACAGCAGATGTTTCACGTGGTACATCTAATGACTATTCAGCATTTGTAGTGTTTGATGTTTCTCAAATGCCTTACAAAATTGTTGCAAAATACAGAGACAATGAAGTAAAACCCCTTCTATTCCCAGCGAAAATTTATGACGTTGCGACTGCATACAATAAAGCATTTGTTTTAGTAGAGGTAAATGATATTGGAGAAGCAGTTGCAAATGCACTACAATTTGATTTGGAGTATGATAATTTAGTTATGGCATCTATGCGTGGTCGATCAGGACAAGTTATGGGTGGTGGTTTTTCTGGTGGTAAGGCACAATTAGGTATAAGAACTACTAAGGCAACTAAGTCGGTTGGTTGTTCTAATCTCAAACAATTGGTCGAAGACAATAAATTAATTATAGAAGATATGGATATTATTAGTGAACTATCTACATTTATAATTAAAGGAAAGTCACATGAGGCAGATGATGGGTGTACAGATGATTTAGTTGCATGTCTATTCATATTTGCATGGGCAACAGATCAACAGTATTTTAAAGAACTTACTGATAATGATATACGTGCAACTATGATGCGAGAACAACAAGACGCACTAGAACAGGACATGGCACCTTTTGGTTTCATGGATGATGGTATACAAGACCCCTTTGATGAAGTTACCATTGATGAATATGGGACAAGATGGTCTACCGTTGTTCGTGATGGTACGTCTGATTGGTAATTACAACCACACAAATATAAATGGAAATATGTACAGTGGCCATGCAAGTAACATGGACATTAACGAAACCTTAATAGGATTTGCGTCTGCAATCTTTGCCGCAGTAAAAGATGACAGTGCGACAGGTGGAGTTACCATAGATAACACTCCAAAGTACAATACAAACAGGTGTGCGTATATATCAGTGATTCCTGCCTCAATAAGAGATGGGGCTGCGACTATTGCAACCAGAAGGTAAGTAGAACTAGTCGGCATACCCATTCCAAGGATTATACACAGAATTGCAACTAGTGTCAAGAGAATAAACGTATTTCCTCCAGATACTATATTAAGTATCGATGTAATGTGAAAACTAAGTCCAGTTTGATCCATTATTCCTATTATAAGACCTATGGCCGCAGATAGTATAATAAGACTAAACATTGCATTAGATATAGATTCTGCAAGATTCTTCTTGACAAACCCTTTATATTCTGGTATAATATCTAAGGAAGATAACTTAGGTGTGGTTAGTAACAACAAAATGTAAAACGTAACCGCTGGAAATATAGAAACTAAAACAACATCCCAATAAGATACCATAAGAATTTCTGCCATAAGAAATGCAGCTGCACCCATAACTGGAGGCATGAGTTGTCCACCTGTAGACGCAACTGCCTCGTATGCAGCTGCACGAACTTTTGAGTATCCACACTTAATCATAAGAGGTATGGTGAGTTGTCCTGTACTCATTACATTTGCGACTGCACTTCCAGAAACACTCCCAAACACCGCTGAGGAGAGTATAGCAACCCTGCCAGGCGATCTAACATACTTGATGATGTATTTCATTAAGAAATCTATGATACCAAAATATACTAGTATTTGTCCCACTAAAACAAATAAAAAGACTATTCCACACATAATTGCGATTGACATACCTAACATTGCAGTATTGTCTATGACTATATGTGATATTAAGTCTAGGTAGTTTATGTCTAGAAACAGAGGATATATTAGAAATAATCCTAGTATTATACCAAAAGATTTACCACTTGTCAAGTAACAACTTATTAAAACTAAACTACAGAGTGGTATGGATATACAATATAGTAGTAACTTATTGTAGTTTGCATATTCAGTCAGATAGGGATAACTAACAAATAACGCTAGACCTACGTATATTAGAGGAATTTCTATTCTTTTAAATGAATATCCTAGAGAAGTTAATAGTATTAGTATATACCATTGTTCGTCTAAAAGAGGGTATCCAACATAAAAATCTATGTCAGATACACTCAGTATTAGAAGTAACGGTAAAACGTACTTAGTTAGATTTGAGGATACGGTAAGCAAACCTTGCACCCTTATGCATAGGAACTCCACCAGTAAATGCGTTCATTTTATTCTTATTAAACCCACTTACCATTTTTGAGGACTTCTTATACACTTCTGCATAGTTATGTAATGCAATAACAACATTCTTTACTACATTGTTAGGTACATCTTTGTGTGTCCATAACATATAAGGAAATGTAATAATTCGTGTTGGTTTACGTATTGAGGGCCATCTAGGGTTAGGGTTGACCGTAATAACCTCAAAACCAGGCCATCCTTTTAGTAGACGTTCTTGTGCAGGCCCGTTATTAAGAGACAACATACGAATACCACCGTCTGTAATTGCATTAGCATGAAGTTTCTTTGCATGACCAGCACCCACAGAAATGATTGCAACATCTACTGCACCCCTACGAAATGCGTTCCAGTTGCCTGGCAATGAAGTTACAGGAACACGTACTACATCATCCCATCCTAATTCTGGTTCTGCATTGAGTAGTTTGTGTTTAATGTTCCAGTGAAATCCTGGCGCACCACGAAATCCAGAAGGTACTCGTTTACCCTTTAGGTCGTTATAACTCTGAATACCAGAGTTGTCTCGTACTGCAAGACCTGTCTTAAAGAAGTGTAGATTTGCAACAAAACGTAGATTTTTGTGTGCTTTCTTTGATGTACGGATACCTGTATATCCCCAGAAAAAATCAGTTGGATTGCTGATACCGAAGTCAATTTTACCAGCATCTACTTTTTCTAGGTAAATTTGTGTTCCTCTGTGTGGTAGAGGAGTTAGTGTAAGTCCAGCTGCACTCATAGTTTTTGCAAGTGCAACTGCTGTTTGGTAGTTTGCACTACCTTTTGTACTTCCCAAGGTTTCTGCATATGCAGAGGTTGTTATGGCAACTAAAATTAGTGCTGCAATAATCGATTTCATATTAAACTCCTATATTTCATTAATAAATTCAATTAGATCATTATCAAGTTTGATCCAACAATTAGAACAGACAACAATAGATTTATTCATAAGAATAGTTACTTCTTGTCTACATTCATCACTGATTCCAACTCTTTTGGTTAGTTTACGTATTTCTGAGTTATGGGGATAGAATTTTAGACATACTGTTTCAGACTCACCACAGTGTTTACAATGCTTATCTCCAAGATATTCATTAAGAATAACGATACGTTTTCGATAGTTGCGTCTAGCAACCTTCTTTATCGTGTCCTTATACTTCTCATAATGTACATTACCCATACTATTATATATAACACTTATATGTTATAACACATATAAAAAGGGGTTTTTGCAATTCTTTTTTTTATAAATAATTCTGAATAACAACGATATTTCAAACTTTAGGAGTAACAAAATGTCTTTTCTTTCCTCTCCTGGCGTACATGTGCGAGAGATTGACCTTACTAATGTAGTTCCATCCGTTGCAACCACAGTTGGTGCAATTGCGATGCCTGCACAAAAAGGGCCTTCTGGTAGTATAGTTACAATAGGAAGTGAGCAGGACTTATTGCAAGTTTATGGAAAACCAAACGCAAGTAATTTTGAGTGGTGGTGGACTGCTGCAAACTTTCTACAATATTCCGATCAACTAAAAGTTGTTCGGCCAACATCAGGACATCTAAATGCTGGAGAAGCATCAGGTGTTCTAGTTCGTGATGATGATCATTACTTAACTGCCTACTGGTCAGAATCAGGTGACGGACAGGTAACATCCAATGATTGGTATGCAAAATCTGCTGGAACATGGGGAAACTCATTAGGACTTCAAGTTTGTCCTTCTGCATCTGCATACGAACAACATCTAGGAAGTAATAACTTGGTTGCCGCTGCAGAATCCGCTGGTGACACAGTGGTTGCTGTTGATGACGCAGATGCATCTGGATACGCATTTAATGTGGGAGATTTAATTTCTTTCTCAAGTGCTGATTCATCTTCTGATGTCACTGCCTTTGCACATCTTGCTGGTGATGAAGGTAATGAATACCAAATCGTTTCAATCTCAGGTGATAATCTAACAATTAGACTTGCTGGTGATCCAAACGGTGCTGGTTTACAGGCGGATATTGCAGATAATTCGTTTATTCGCAGACGTTGGGCATTTTACAATCTATTTGATTCTGCGCCTGGTACATCAGCGTATAATACAGAAAATGGTCGTGGTACTGGTGATGAGTTGCACGTAGTTGTTTATGACACAACTGGTGACATAACTGGTTTTGATTACGATGTTGCTGGTCAAGCAACAAACGCTGTAATTGAAACTTTTGCTAATCTTTCTAAGAACCCTGTTGCAAAATCACCTCAAGGTAGTTCTATTTACTATCCTGATGTATTCTTTAGAACTTCTGAGTATGTATATTGGGGTGATCATATTGCTGCTGGTACAAACTGGGGAACAGATACAACATCTGCATATACTGCGGTTGTACCTATTACAGTTGTTTCCTTTACTGGTGGAACGGACGATTATGCTGTAACTGCTGGTGAACTTAAAATTGCTTATGATGAGTTTAAAGATACAGAAAGTTTAGACATTAACCTTGTACTTGCGGGGCCAAGTTCTGGTGTTGCCAATACTCCCGCTGGTATGGATACACACGTAACAATGATTACTGATCTTGTAGAATCAAGAAAAGATTGTGTAGGATTTGCTTCTCCATATCGTGCTGCTACTGTTGGTGTTGCAACTAGTATAACTGCAACTGCAAATGTCATTGATGCATTTGATCTTTGTCCTTCATCCTCTTACATGGTGTTCGACAGTGGATACAAGTACATGTATGACAAGTATGCTGACGTTTATCGATATGTACCACTAAATGGTGATATCGCTGGTCTTTGTGCAAATACCGATAAGGTTGCAGACCCTTGGTTCTCGCCTGGTGGTTATAATCGTGGTAANATTCGTGGTGCGATTAAACTTTCTTACAATCCTAAGAATAGTGANAGNGATCANNTNTATCGTGCAAGANTTAATCCTGTTACTAACTTTCCAGGCCAAGGTGTGGTTCTGTTTGGTGACAAGACTGCTCTTNCCAAACCTAGTGCATTTGATCGTATNAACGTGCGNAGATTGTTNTTGGTTCTTGAAAAAGCGATCTCTACTGCATCTAAATTTCAACTCTTTGAGTTCAACGATGAATTTACAAGAGCACAATTTAGAAACTTAGTAGAACCTTTCTTGAGAGATGTACAAGGAAGACGAGGAATCTTTGACTTTAAGGTAGTCTGCGATTCTACAAATAATACAGGTGAAGTCATTGACCGAAACGAGTTTATTGGTGATATATACATCAAACCAGCTCGTTCCATCAACTTCATTACCCTAAACTTTATTGCGGTACGAACTGGTGTCGCATTTAGCGAGGTAGGAGGTTAATCATGGCTATAATAGATGATTTTAAAGCAAACTTACTAGGTGGTGGTGCTCGCCCTAATCAATTTAGGGTAACATTAACTCCACCGCCTGGAATTGCAATTGGACTAGATGTTCGTAGAACTTCTTTTCTCGTAAAGGCATCGATAATTCCTTCTTTGGATTTAGGTGAAATTGCAGTTCCATTTCGTGGTCGTAATATCTATCTTGCTGGTGATCGTGCTTCTCCTACTGAGTGGACAACACAGATCATGAACGATACAGACTTTATGATCCGTAATGCAATGGAAAGATGGTCAAATGGTATAAATGATCTTGCAGAAAATACAGGAGTTATTGCACCATCTGATTATTCGACTGATTTAACTTTAGAACAGTTAGATCGTGACGATACAGTTCTGAAGAGTTATATCTTTAGAAGTTGTTGGCCTAAAACTGTAAGTAACATTACCCTTGATGTTTCTACTAATGACTCGATTGAGGAATTTGAAGTAGCATGGAGATACCAACACTTTGAAGCATCTGGCGTAAACTTCTAATTTTAACCTACTAAATAGAACGTAGGGAGAATTAAGTATGGCAGAACTTTTTGGTTTCAGTATCAAAAGATCACAAAAGGAGTTGGGGACTAACGAAAAAAGTTTCGCTAGTCCCGCTCCTGATGATGGTTCTATTGAAGTTGCTGGTGGTGGTTTTTTTGGTCAAGTATTAGATACTGATGGTCGAGAGAAATCTGATTTAGAACTCATTAAAAGATATAGAGACATATCTCAACAATCGGAGTGTGATACTGCGATTGAAGATATTGTTAATGAGGGTATTGTTGCAAATCAGGAAGATATTCCTGTGCAAATTTCATTGGATAAGGTTCCTTATTCAGACAAAATTAAACGTAAAATTAGAACAGAATTTGAAGAAGTTCTTAGATTGTTTGACTTTAATGTAAAAGGTCATGACATTTTTAGACGTTGGTATGTAGATGGTCGATTGTATTATCAAAAAATTATTGACAGTAAAAATCCACGTAAGGGCATATCTGAGTTACGTTATCTTGAAGCGACAAAGATTAAAAAAGTAAGAGAAAACGATAAAAAGATTGATCCTAAAACTGGTATAGAAATGATCACAAAAGTTACTGATTATTTTGTTTATAATGATAAAGGAATTCAAAGTGCTGGTATGACAGGAACAGGCGCAAATCAAGGTGTCAAAATTGCAGCCGATACTATTACATATGTACCTTCTGGAATAATAGATTCTAATTCTGGAAGAGTAATGTCATATCTACACAAGGCAATTAAACCTGTTAATCAGTTACGTATGATCGAAGACTCTCTTGTAATTTATCGTATCTCACGTGCGCCTGAAAGACGTATATTCTACATTGACGTTGGTAATCTACCAAAGGTTAAAGCAGAACAATATCTTAAAGACGTTATGAACAGATACCGCAATAAGATGGTATATGATGCGAAAACTGGTGAAATTCGTGATGATCGTAATCATATGTCTATGTTGGAAGATTTCTGGCTCCCACGAAGAGAGGGTGGTCGAGGTACAGAGATTTCTACATTGCCTGGCGGTTCAAATCTTGGAGAAATTGATGACATTAACTACTTTCAAAGAAAACTATATCGTTCACTTAACGTGCCGATATCACGACTCGAATCTGAATCAGGATTCTCTTTGGGTCGATCTACAGAAATTACAAGAGATGAACTCAAGTTTACAAAGTTCGTACAACGGATTCGTAAGAAGTTCACTCCCCTATTCACAGACGTTCTCAAAACAAACTTACTCCTTAAAGGTGTTATTGCTCCAGAAGATTGGCCTCTAATACAAGAGCATATTTCATATGACTTCTTGGAGGATGGACACTTTGCGGCACTTAAAGAGTCTGAGTTACTTGAAGAAAGACTTCAACAATTAGGTTCTGTTGAACCTTATATTGGTACATTCTTCAGTAAAGAATATGTATTGAAGAAAGTATTACATATGAATGATTCAGATATACAACAAATGCGTGATCAGATTAAGAAAGAGACAGAAACCGATCCTATGGATGGTGGAATTATTCTACCGCCAGGTGGAGATGGTATCAATCGTATTCCGATTGGGCCAGGTGATGAACCTATTGATCCGAAAATGTCTGCTCAAGACAGAGTTAAACTATCTGTTGGTGGTGTAGACCCAGACGATCCAGAACACGATGGTAAACCAGATGATGCACAAAAATTTGACAAAGATAAAGAGGAACCAGAGGTCGATGATCAAGAAATTGATTCAGAGCTCATATTGAAGAAAGGAAAGAAAAAATGAGTAAAGAATTTGTAGATGCAGTTATGTCGGGAGACAATGTTCAAGCTCAAGATGCATTTAAATCCTCAATTGCAGACAAAGTTGGAGAAACTTTGGAAGTAAAACGTAGAGATTATGCGAAATCATTTGTCAGTTCACTACCACAGGCAGTGGAAGAAGATGATTGAGTTCGATAACTTATACGAATCTACAGTTGTAGAGAGAGATGAACATAGGAAATCCAGACAATATAAAAAATTATCACCTAAAATGCGGAATGCTGTAGATGATATTTTTAAAATTATGGATTCTAAACCTTCAGATTTCCTAAATAGTTTCGAAAAAACAATCACGAATGTTTCAAAAAAATTTAGAGTGCCTGAAAAGGAATTAATGAATTATTTTGAAAAAGAAATGTTATCAATCTAGGGAGTAGATAATGGCTATTGCAACACAGACATTAGTAGATTCAGACTTTGAACTTGTCACAAAGCACACAATTACAGGAACAAACGGAACCGCATTAAAGGTTATAGATGTTTCTGAACTCGCTGGTGCGGCTACTGATCCTAGAGTATCAATCGTTGCTTGTCAGTGGACTGTTAGTTCAGTAACAGAAATTGAATGGGACGCTACATCAAACGTAACTGCACTAACACTAAATGGTAATGGCGCTTATAATGCGAGTGGTCAGTCTTTACCTTCAATCGCAAATAACGCTGGTAGTGGTATTACTGGTGACATCTATATCGAAAATGATAGTGCATGTGTGGGTACTGTTATTCTAAAATGTAAAAAAGTATCAGGTTTTGACAACATTAGTTAGGAATAGTGAGAAGCATGCAAACACATACTCATAAAGAGATTGAGAAATCTGTTATTCGAAGCCAACATACCCAGAGGAATTGGGATTTGAGTAAACAGATACCAAAAGAAGATATCAATACGATGCTTCATGCTATAACTAATTGTCCTAGTAAACAAAATATTGCATTTTATAAAGTTCATTTTATACAAGATCGTGATGTTATAGAAGAGATACATGAACTTACTTACGGTTTTAGTACGTTTAAAGGAAGATCAGGTGCAAAGTATTCTCCCGAAGAAAATGGAATTTTGGGAGAAAAAAGAAAAAGAGATACAGAAACAAATCCTCAAGTACTTGCTAATCTGTTAGTTATTTTTGAGGATTATAACTACTTTGATGATCTTAAAGATGATATTCATAGAAATGAAGCAACTAGAAATTATCTTATGAATGGTAAACTAGATAAGTGGGATGAAGAAGAATTAACCAGAGATAAGAATATTGCAGTAGGAATTGCAGCTGGTTATTTAAATCTTACTGCGTCTTTGTTAGGGTACAGAACAGGATGTTGTCAGTGTATGGATATTGATGCAATACAAGAAGCTGCTGTTTTAAAAGAAAAACCAGTATTGTTGATGGGTGTAGGGTTTCCTCAAGACGGAGTAAATAGACGAAAGCATCATATAAGAGATTTTAATTTTATCGCTAAGAAAAAACAACCAATTAAATACGAAGTATGGGATTAATGACATGGAAACAGTAAGATTATTTTCAGAAGCAGTAGAAGAAGTAG